TGATATCCAAACAGGCATTGATTTCTGAGTCCATGTCCATGTTCTCATACTGGTTATAACGTTCAATTCTGTTGGGGTGGCCCGAGTAAACTTCGGGCAGTCTGCTGGCATAGTTGCGGAATCCAAACTCATTGGTGTTGCCCATGCCGCCATCGTTTTTGCCGTATCCCGGAAACCCAAACTGGTTGGTGCCCGAAATTGGACTCATTACTCCAGACGTGTCTGCTACTTTGAAATATTTTTTCCAGCCGGGTTTGTTTTGTTCTGCCATGGTTGTTTATTTACCGTTAGTTCTGTGCATACGACAGCATCTTGGCGCTTGAGTCACTGGTGGCTTTGCTGATTCTAGCAATTTCAGACAGTGTGCTATGGCTGCGTTCCATCACAGCATTGAGATTGTTCAATGCACCCATTAGGTCATTCATTGGTGTAATACTAGCTGGACCAGATATCAATTCTGGTTTGCCACCCTCGCCTGCAATGCCCACTTTGCCTGCACCCAGCATTCCACCTTCTTCAAAGGCAGGAATTTGTGCATGAAAATGCCCTGCTGTGGATTTTGAACTGGGATTGTTGTATTCATCAATGGCCAAACTGGCGCCTAGGCCTTTGAGCCAATCAGTAATAGATTTGCCTTCTTCCTTGCTAGGTGGTTGCGCCACAGTAAAGTCTAGTGCCAGGCCTTTGGCATGTTGACTACTGGGTGCTTTCTCTTGATGGAACTTGTCATTGAACGCACTGAAATAATTAAATCCTGGTATGCCGCTTTGAATCTGACGAGCCATTTCAATTAACCTGGGACTAATGCCTGCACCTTCTGCTTGCACATCGCCAGTTTTGATATTCAATCCCATCTTAGACAAGTCGTCTTGCTTGGTAGTTTGCAGTCCTTGCCCACCACCCATTCCAGAAATACCGGGCATGCTTGGCAATTTCAAACCGCCGCCGCTACCACCACCATCGCCTGGTTGGCTACCACTAGATCCTTCAGTAAGTTGATAGTTTATTGCTTCCAGTTGATCTTTTTCAAACTTAGTTTTTGTCTCAATAAATCCTTTGTAAAAAATACTATAGTCTTGAGCACGTTTGAGATCTATTTTGCTAATGCTGTCTAGTTCCTTACTACTGACAACAATGTCGTTGATAGACTTGTTGATTTTAGCAGTTTGAGTTTTCTGTTCTTCACTGTGATCTTTTGCGCGGTCAGCATCAATATCTGAAATTTTTTGTCTTGTTCTGATATCCAAAACAATTTGATCAACAATTCTTTCAATTGCATCACTTTGCTTTAGTGCTGAGCCAGTAGTTCCTTGCAGTTGACCAGTAGGCACAATGTCGCCAGCTAGGCTTGGAACAAACAGCTCTGGTCCTTCTTCACCCACTAGATATGGTGTTTTGGCCGAAACTGGTCCACCAGCAGCTCTTGTGCCAATGCCTGCTTTATGTTTTTCTAAAAAGGCTTTATCTCTTTCACTTATTTCTACTTCTGCTTCATTTTTTCTGCCAAACATAGCTGCAAGTTGTTGCATACCACTTTTGTCTTGTGCTGATGCATCCGCAGCTCTACCTAATCCTCCACCTCCAAAATATCCAACGGCACCACCAAGAGCTGCACCAACTGCTGCACCCACTGTTGTACCAATAACAGGCACAACAGATCCTAAGAGTGCTCCGCCAGCAGCTCCAGCTTTCATGCCAAGATAGGCTCCGCCAATTTCGCCTGCAGTTTCCGTCAGTCCAGCTTTGCCAGCAGCTTTAACTTTAGCATCTGTGCCGTCGGCATTCATTACATCAAGAACGCCGCCAGAGAATTTTGTTATAAATTTAGCCAGGCTTTCAATTGCTCTTACCAATGCTGGCAGCACATGGTCTTTCATCAAATCGCCTATTTTTGTTACCATAGGACTTAATGCTTCAAACAATTTCATAAACGCTGGAGATAATTTGTCCAATATATCGTCAGCAAGTTTGCCAGTGGCTACTACTAATGCTCTATTCTTTTCGGCAGTGTTTTCAAGTTCACGAACATAGCCAGGCATTAACTCATTGAGTTTTCTTTGCAATTCCAGTTGAGTTGCTTGAGTGTCTATTGCTGTTTTGGCTTGTGCTTTAGCTAACTCATCAGCAGACTCTTTAGAATCAATACCAGCCTCTCTAAATGCTTTGGCCATGTCATTTGTCGAGAATTGTATCAGTCTTCTAGTATCTTCAATAGAAAGACCAAAAGACTCCATATTTCCCATTTGAGCTTGTATTCGGCCCACACCATTGTATACATCGCCGGCTGCTTTGCCAACTTTGCTAAAACCTGCCATTATTTCTTCTGTGCTGACCTTGCCACTCTTCAGTGTGTCAATGAAGTTTTGCATTTCAAAATTAGTGGCCATTGCTCCTTTGGCAGCAGCTTCACTTGACCCAACAAATCCACCAGCAGAATCTAGATAAGCGTTTTCTACAGTCTTACCTGCTGCTTTGGCTAATATCAATCCTTGTTTCAGTTGAGCAGCTTCATCTATTCTTCCTTCTGCTAACAACTGATCTATTGTGGCTGCAAATTGTTGACGCCGCATGGCTTCTTCTACGGCTTTTTCTTGTTCTTTTCTATTAATTCCAGTTATACGTGCAAGTTTATCAGTTTCGTCAATATACTTCATCACAGCCGTGCTGGATGTGTTCATCTGCTCTCTAGTGCCCATGGTCAACAAGCGTTGTTGCTTGATGTAATTCATGGTAGCTTCGGCTCTAGCAATGTCATTCAAGCCCATTAGCTCCATCTGCTCTTTTTGCTGGTCCGTCAAAGATCCCATGGTGGCCTCAAAGATCTTGCGACCTTTGAGAACTGTTCCACTAAACAATGCTAAATCTTGAGAATTGTCATTGACAAGTTTGAGATACTCGCCAAATTTTTGTGTGCCCAATCCTACTTTTTGTAGACTGTTAAACACATCTTGCATGCCACCTTTACCAGTGGCGCCAGCTTTGGCTAAATCTTGATAGGACTTGTAAACAGCATCAGTTTGTAGTGCTAGTTCTGCACCGGCTTCGGCTGCTTTGGCAGCAAGCAGACCTAAACTGGCAACCAATGCTTTGACTACCGGACCACCTGGAACTAGAATTGCCAAGAATGCACCGGCATATTTGGCTGCTTCGCCCATTTTATGCATGCTGGCAGCAGCAGCTTCGTTAGCACTGGATCCTTTGTATACTTCTTTGTTGTAGGTAACAAACGCATCTACTAGACTACCAGCAGCACCGGTAGCAGTGTCCATTTTGGCTTTGAATCGAGCGGCTGCTTCAGTAGCGGCTTTTTCTTCGTCTGCAAGTTTTTTGGTCACAACCGCAGCTTGGGCAGATGCTACTGCATTTGCTTCAGCGGCTGCAGTCTGACGTCTTGTTTCTTCTGTTTGTTCGCGTATTGCTTCAGAAATGGCCCGTCTTGATTCTTCTTCAGTCATGAGTTATCACCTATAAGTAGAAGTATATTTATAGGTAAAAAAATGACCCAATCTTTGAACCCGCTACGAGCGTTTTTTCGTCAACCTGCCATTTACATTCGCTTGCCCAGTGATGGACAATTTTGGCCACCCGGTAGCATAGACATGCCAGTCAATCGAGAACTGCCAATTCTACCCATGACTGCCATGGACGAAATTACCTATCGCACTCCTGATGCATTGTTCAACGGAGCAGCCATTGTGAGTGTGGTTCAAAGCTGCATACCCAGCATTAAAAATGCTTGGAACATGCCCAACTGCGATCTAAACACTATTCTCACAGCCATCCGTATTGCCAGTTATGGCCCAATGATGGAAGTTGACACCACTTGTGAGAAATGTTCTACAGAAAATAATTTTGAATTGGATCTAAAAAATCTATTGGACACGTTAGAAGCCCCAGACTTTTCAGAATCTGTCAAGCACGGCGATCTTGAAATTTATTTTCAGTCTGTTGGGTACGAAAAGCAAACTGAAATCAACCTGCTGCAATTTGAACAACAACGTGTGTTAGCACAGTTGCCAACTTCGGATCTAACTGAAGAACAAAAAACCAAAATGCTTAACGATGCCATTCAGCAGATCACCAAGATCACAGTGAAAGCCATCAGAAGTAGCATTATTGGAATCAAAACGCCACAGGCATTGGTGTCAGAACCAGATTTTATCGAAGACTTTCTAATGAATTGCGATCGTCAACTGTACGGCGAGATTAGAGATCATGCAATCAAAATTCGTACCTACGATGAGTTTAAGCCAATAAAAATGAAATGTTCTAACTGCGAACACGAATACGAACAAAACTTTACTTTGGATACAGCAAATTTTTTCGGCGCCGCCTCCTGACCGCAAGCGCAGAACAAATCAATGACATGATTGAAGGCATGGAAAAGGAGGCCAATTCAATTCGAGAAGAAGGATTCAAATTGGCCTGGCACATGCGCGGCGGCATAACTTACGAACACGTATTACAACTCAGCAGCAATGAACGACGAATGATTTCTGAACTGGCCAAAGAAAATATAGAAACTACCAAGAAATCTGGATTGCCTTTCTTCTAATGGACTCAGAAACAGTTAAACACGATATTGAACAGTGGATTGTGAACTTTGTGGAAGTTCCACATCCGGCTCTTGGCGGGTGGGCTCCTTGTCCATACGCACGCTCAGCACGCATGAAAAAAACATACGATGTGCGAGTGGGCGTGAATCCGTATTTTGATTTGAAGAATCAAGCTCGGTGGGGCATGGGCAACTGGGAAGTTGTAATCTATGCCTACGATCCTGCGGAGTGGCCATATGATTTGTTCAGCGGCAATTTGAAAAATGCCAACGAAGAATTTTTACTGCGCAAGGATCTTCTTGCACTAGAGGATCATCCCGCAGACGTTGAGATGGTGAATGGCGTATGCATGAACCAAGGCACATACGCACTGGCTTTAGTACAAAGTCTTAGCGACTTAAACAGCAAAGCCAAGCTCATGGCTGAAAAAAGTTTCTACCACAACTGGCCAGAAGAATATCTTGTGGGACTGTTTGAACATCGCAAGGATCCAAGATGAGTTATCAGTTTGCCAGAATTGATCTCAGCCAGACTAACTATACACCAACTGTGAAGTGGGAGTACTTGCGTGAGCCCGATATCAAACAGTTAAATTCTATCTATAGAGACTACTGCAAATACAAACATTTTGCAAGTGTAATGCCTATATTTGACAGCAGATACACAGATCAAATGACCGATGTCATTGGATATTACGACAACGACCGATTGGTTGCATTCTCGTTGATCCGACGCTACGATGATCACAATGCTCTGTGCGATCAATTTGCATGGAACTACAACAATCCAAAGTTGCGTTTGGGCATAGAAACAATGAAAACAGAGTGTGCTATCTACAAGGAACGCGGATTTCAATACTTGTATCTTGAGCAAGCACACTTATACAAATCTAGCATGGCGGGATTTGAAATACTAGGACCACTGGAGTAAACATGGCAGACTTATATACAATTTGGGCAGACAAAGAAGGCGACATTTCAGACTTAGACTGGGTGAACGGAATGAAAAGTTTCTTTGATCATTTGATCTCTGAAGGCAAGATGGAATCCTACAGAATCACTCGTTGCAAGATGGGATTTCGTTCAATTGCAGACATGCCCGAATGGATGATTCTCATGGAGTTTAAGGACATGGGTCAAATGGACTCAGCATTCCGTCGAGTAGCACCACTCAAAGGCGAACTAGAAGACAAACACAAGTCATTCAATCAGTTTGTTTCAGGCACAATTCAACATGCCCTGTTTAGAGATTGGCCGGATCAAAATCTATGATATTTTCTCGACAGTCTCAATTTATAGATTCAGTCACGCTAAAACAAATGCACACTGAATTAACATCTAGTGCTAATTGGATGTTTAGAAATAAATTTTGGAGATACTATCTTGTTGACGGATTACTTCCCTATCAGCAATCAGACGAAAGTTCATGGTATGGGAATCAACCCAATATAAAAAATGTTCGCAAGCCATGGCATGCACTGTTTGAACAGATATATCAATTGGCTGGACCCAACTTCAAACTCATGAGATATGCACTAACTGGCCAAACATATGGTCAAGAACAAGAGCTACATCTTGATACAACCTTATCACTTGACGGAACGTTTCGAACATACTTGGTGTATTTGAATACCGAATGGGACAACACATGGGGAGGCACTACAGATTTTGTAGTTGATGGAAAACTCGTTCACCAAGAATTTCCAGAGCCAGGAAAACTAATAGAATTTGATAGTCAAGCATTCCATATTGGTCATGCTCCAAACAAATTAGATTGTTTAAGACTTACTTTGATATTGCATGGAAGACTTTAAGACTTGCTACGCAAGTCTGTTGTTTTCGCTATCGCTCAACAACTAACTGTTTCTTTGAATTAGTATCATCTAGATACTGTGGTCATAATTCACCGTATGCACGGTGAATTGAATGCATCATCTGAGTGACCGCAGTCATCTATTCTAAAGAGATTGTGTTTGCACACACGGAGGCGGTTGACCGGTACCCCCTACTCTAGCTTCACATATCAACGGAACCCTAGTAATCCAGAATAGATCTAAATTCTACGAGCATGGGTTGCTTTTTCACAGAGCCCAAACCATTTGCTGCCTTAAGTTAACAGTTGCCTTTGACGCCCAAGTCTGGACCGGGTATTGCACCGTTCCTCAATGGGGCTGAGTCAAACACTCAGCACAGAGTCGTGATTAAAGTTTGTTTATGATGTGTGAGCCATGCACACGAACTTGAATATGGCCGTTGTAATAATCTGTTGATTCTAATACTTTTCTTGTGAACTGTTCTCTTGCTTCAATGTACGAACATTCTGATTTTGATCGACAATAGTAAAGTATTTCTCTGGTAAAGTTTTCGGTGCCTAAAGTGATTACGTCTGCGGTTAATTCTGGGCTTGACCCATAGTACTCTCTCCAATCTGAGTCAATCTTTGAGCGTATCTTCTTCCGTTTCTTTGTGCCGTTCTTTTGAGTGACTGTTTTGTATGTTGTCTTTGAAAATTTTGCTAGTTTTTTGCCTATGTACTTGCGTCCAGATAGATTATTTGTAATTAGATAAACAAAACCTACACATTCTTCGGGCAGTGTCTCAATTGGGGTATCTTGATAAAGCCATGTCATGTGTGATTTTGATTATGTGCTATAGTTAGTCCTTTTACCAAGAAGTAGCGTATTTTTCGTCAACTAATGCGCTAGAGCACTTGGTTTGACATTCTTGCCACTGGAAAGTTTGGAACTTGTTAGCCCAAAAATTATCTGCCAATACGTCTGTTAGTGTTTTTGTGTTTAGATCAAAGTTGTTTGCTAGTTGTTGCCAGTCTGAATTGTGATTGTATCTGTTGGCCACCCAACAGCAAGGGAATAGCCTGCCGCGGGCATCAATGTACAATCCTTTGTTGCCTATTTCGCATAACGGTGTTACACCGTTACGACTTTGAGTTTGATTGAATAGTCGGTTGTTTGTGAGTGGAATTGCAGTCCATTCGCCTGCTTCTGTTAGCGGGGTAACTTCACGTTCGAAGCGATGTGAACTGCTGACAAATTTTACGCTGGGTTCAAGTGGATCGTCAACACCATACGATGGATACACACTGCCAAACTTTGTGCTCTTGGTCAATTGAAATCTGTCCACACCAAGTTGTTGGGCAACTTTTTTCATTGTGTCTATATGATGTTCGTTGAACTTGAATGCAATGGCAGCCCACACAATTTGGCAATCACTCATGCTACGTAATGTTTGCAAACCGTCAATGATGCTGTCATAATCGCTGTTTACTCGATACAAGTTATTGCTGGCGTTGTCGTATCCATCTATACTAAAGTGAACACTATCTTTTGAGTCCAACAAAGTACCCAATTGAGTCCACCAAGTTAATTTTTTATGTGATCCATTGGTAACAATGACAATTTCAACAGGTTTTATACTTTTAAGATAGCTAATTACGGGTATCAAATCATGTGCATAGATAGGGTCACCATCATCACCACAGAATGTAATCTTCTCTACATTGGCTCTCACAAACTCAGGAGTGAAGTTACGTTTAAAAAATTCTAAATCTAGTTCTGTGTTCACAAGTCCATCGGGTACTTCTTGACGGGCACACCGAGGACACCGCAAGGTACACTTGCTGGAAATCTCAATGTGAAAATGCCAAGTTGCTAACATAACTCAATTTCTTTACGCCATTGATTTGAAAATGCTGTTTGTGATTGATCTGTTGAGCAAGTTGCAACACAAGTTGCATGTTTCTTTGGATAAAAATCCACTACAGAATCAGTGCGAACAAAATCTGTTTGTGTGCCACCTATCCAACAACACGGGCTGAGATTGCCGCGAGCATCTATGTACGCACTTTTTTCTTGCTGTGCATGACACTTTATAGCACCTTCAAATGAGTGTGCTTGATAGTTGCGTGGCCACTCCAGTCTGCCGATCAATGGTCGTTTGCTGACCTTGGCACGGAACCACTTAAAACCCATGTCGCGAGCCAGCTGCTCGCACTCATCCACTTGATGTTCGTTGTGTTGATAGATCAACATGTCCCAGTGTGCTGACCCACCTGCTTCGATAAATGCTTGTGCATTTTGCATGAGCTTGGTCCAGTTCACACCTTTTCTATACACGCCATTGG